GAAAAAGGTCGAGAATTACACATAGATGACGTAAAGAGAGCAATGAAACATCAAACAAAAAAGAAAAAATAATGCCACTTAAACAAGGATCATCACAAGAAACTGTTTCTAGTAACATCAGTAAACTGGCGAGTGAAGGCTACCCTCAAAAACAGGCAGTCGCTATTGCGCTTGATAAAGCTGGTGGGAAAACCAAACGTATGAATGATGGTGGACCAGTGAAAGCTGAAATTGCTAGAGCTTGTGGAAAAGTGATGGATGATCGTCGAAAAACAACTAAATTTTACTAGGAGAAAAAATGTCGTATAGAAAAACAAGTGAGGCTCTTGAAGGCAAGGTTAAGTGGGGATGGCTAGGACCTTATAAAGATACTTCTGCTAAGGTTAAAGCTATGAAAAAGTGGGCTAAAGATCTCCCAAAAGCACCCCCCAACTGGAAAACTAAAAAGAAAGGAAAGAAGTAATTGGATTGGTTAGAAACAACAGAGTTTCTACTCAAGCAATACAGAAAGCGTAAACAAGAACTTTCTGATATGCTTGCAAGTGGTGGGGCTAAGGATTATCCTCAGTACCAGAGAATAGTCGGCGAAATAACAGGTCTAGAGTTTGCCGAACAAGAAATATTAGACCTGCATAAAAGGATGAGAGTAGAACATGAAGACGGTGAGTAAATTTGGTTCAGAAGAAAAAGAAGGTAAAGTTGTTCCTAATTTTGTAGAAAATTTTAGTTCTGAAGAAGCAGAACCTGAACAAGATTTTTTTACTCCTGAAAAACTACAGGAAGATGCTTCCTTACAGGCAAAACTTCCAACCCCCACAGGATATAGAATTTTAATATTACCTTTTGTCCCAGGAAAAGTGACAAGAGGAGGAATTCATTTGGCTAAGCAAACAGTAGATAAAGAACGACTGGCAACAGTAGTTGGTTATGTAGTAAGACTTGGTCCAGATGCATACAAAGATGATCGTAAATTTCCCAAAGGACCATGGTGTCAAGAAGGCGATTGGATTATTTTTGGCAGGTATGCAGGTGCCCGAATTCAAATCGAAGGAGGAGACTTGCGTTTATTAAATGACGATGAAATTTTAGCAGTAATCAATGACCCTGAAGATATTTTAGCAGGATGATTTACTTTTCTAGAGTTTCACGCTATCATCGAGGGCTATGAACATGGAACAACCCATGCAAAACGTCGTAGAAGACGAAGAAGAGAAAGGAGTGGAAATAGAACTTTCTTCTGAAAATGAAGAACAAGAAGCAGAAGAAGCTACTATAGTTGAAGAAACTGTAGAAGTAGAAGAAGTTTCTGAAGAACATGATCAGGAGGTTGCAGAATACAGTGATTCTGTTAAAAAACGTATTGATAAGCTTACTTATAAAATGCGTGAAGCCGAAAGGCGTGAACAGGCAGCACTAAAATATGCAGAAAGTGTAAAAAACGAATTAACCGATACAAAAACAAAATTATCTAAAGTAGACAATAACTTATTTAGCGAATATAACACAAGAGTAGATTCTCAATTAGACAGAGCTAAAGCAAATTTAAAACAAGCACACGAAGAAAATGATACCGATAAATTAATTGACGCTCAAGGAGAGTTAGCTAAATTATCTGTAGAAGCGGAAAGTTTAACTAGAATTCAAAAAGAAAGAGAAGAAAAGCAAATTGAAAATGAAGCAACACAGCTACAAAGCCAACAAATGCAGGCTCCCGCACCCCCTGATCCAAAAGCTCAGGAATGGGCAGCACGTAATAAATGGTTTGGAGATGATGTGGCGATGACTTCTTCTGCTTTCGCTTTTCATAGACAACTTGTAGAAGAACAGGGTATTGATCCTGCTACTGACAAGTATTATGATGTCTTAGATGAAAGAATTAAAGATGCTTTCCCACATAAGTTTGAACAGGCTAATAAACCTGTACAAGCAGTAGCTGGTGGTAGCGTAGGTGCAACCACTGTTAATAAATCTAAAAAGATAAAACTCACGTCTAGCCAAGTCGCAATAGCGAAGAAGTTAGGTGTGCCTCTAGCAGAATATGCTAAGCATGTTCAACAATAGGAGTATAAAATGTCAGAAGAAATGAATGACACCACAGAACGTGAACCACGTTCTGCCGAGTCCCGAGAAACTCAAACTCGCAGAAAGCCTTGGCAACCCCCTTCCAGTTTAGATGCTCCAAAAGCACCAGCTGGTTATAAATACAGATGGATTCGTGAAAGTATCCTCAATCAAGAAGACAAATCGAATATGTCAAAACGTATTCGTGAAGGATTCGAACCTGTAAGAGCCTCAGATCATCCAGATTTTGAAGCTCCTACTATTGAGGATGGTAAACACGCTGGAATTATTGGAGTGGGTGGTTTAATTTTAGCCAAGATCCCTGAGGAAACTGTTGCGGAAAGAGAAGCTTATTACAAAGAAGTTAATGCAGCTACTATGGAAGCAGTAGATTCTCAGTTAATGAGAGAAAGTAACCCTGTAATGCCTATAGAAAAACCACTACGATCTAGTCGTACGACGTTTGGCAGTAGGAATAACGAGGAAACTTCCTCTTGAAGATTAACACTTTAATATAGGTAAAGTAAAATGGCAAATACAAACGATCCTGATGGATTTACGCCTGCTTATCACATGTATGGTGGTGTTATTCGTCCTGCAAGAATGAGAATCCAGAGTGCATATGACACGGCTATTTATAGCGGTGACATGGTTACACTTGCTTCTGGATATATAACTCAAGGCACGGCGACTAGTACTCCTGTAGGTGTTTTTTATGGCGTGTATTATAATGATAGCTCTGGTAATCCAACTTTTTCGAAAGTTTGGACAGCAGATACAGCTACATTAGGAAGTGCCGATGCTGAAGCTTACGTTTATAGCGATCCAGGTATTGTTTATGAAGCACAATTTACAGCGGGAACCCCCACTGTAGCTTTCATAGGCAGTAAGTACACCCTTAGCACAACAGCTGGGGACAGTAATTCTGGACGTTCTAAGGAAGGCGTAACAGCAACAACTTCCTCTGGAATTGCGTTACATGTGGGGTATAAATTAACCCCTAGTAATTCGATTGCAGCGTATGCCCGTGGCTTTTTCACTTTCCCAACTAGCGTATTCGCAGTTTAATAGGAGTAAATTATGGCAATTAACAGAGCACAACTCGTAAAAGAGTTAGTTCCTGGTCTTAATGCTCTTTTTGGACTGGAATACGATCAATACCCAGATGAACATACTGAAATCTTCGACACAGAATCTTCGGATCGTGCGTTTGAAGAAGAGGTAATGCTCTCGGGTTTTGGGGAAGCACCAGTTAAAGGAGAAGGTGCAGCAGTAATCTATGACTATGCCCAAGAAGTTTTCACGGCACGTTATACGCATGAAACTATTGCACTGGCTTTCTCTTTAACAGAAGAAGCAATGGAAGACAACCTGTATGATTCGCTGTCAGCACGATATACTCGTGCATTGGCACGTTCGATGCATCAAACCAAGCAAGTAAAAGCTGCAAACGTTTTAAATAACGGATTTACAGCTGGAGCAACTGCTGGTGGTGACGGTAAAGCCTTATTGGCAACTGATCACCCCACTTTAACTGCTGGTGATTTAGCGAATGAACCAAGTACAGCAGCTGATCTTAATGAAACCTCTCTAGAACAAGCAATGATAGATATTGCAGGTTTTAAAGACGAGAGATCTCTTAAGATAAATGCTCAATCGAAGAAATTAATAATTCCTTCGGCTTTGCAATTTATAGCGGATCGATTACTTAATACTCCAGGCAGAGTAGGTACAGCAGACAATGATATAAACGCTCTCCGCAACACGGGAATGGTCTCGGGCGGATATTCGGTTAATCATTATCTTACTGATACTGATGCTTGGTTCCTTATAACTGATGTGCCGAATGGTCTCAAACACTTTGTTCGTACCCCTGTTTCTAGTGGTATGGAAGGTGACTTTGAGAGCGGTAATGTTAGGTATAAAGCACGTGAACGTTATAGCTTCGGCTTTAGTGATTGGCGTGGTATTTATGGTTCTCCAGGAGCATAAAACAATTAGGGGAGGAGATTTCTTCTCCCCTATTTTTTAACCCGAGATAATTACGTTGTATCAACTGACTCGGCAGACGTACTCCAAGATGATATAACAGTTTTAGTTAGGAGGAAACGATGGCTAAATCAACTTTTTCAGGTCCAGTAAGATCGCTTGCTGGTTTTATTAACGCAGGATATAAATCTACTGTTAGTTTAACTGCTAATACTACAATTACGGTAGCTTTACATGCAGGCAGACCGCTTTTATGTAATGATGCAGACGGAGTGTTTACACTTCCAAGCATTGTGGTTACAGAACCTACAGATAAAACAGACCCAAATCAATTATGTAATTTAGGTGCTCAGTTCACTTTTATAGTAGTAACTGCTGCGACCGATATGGACATTACAACAGATGGCACAGATAAGTTTGTTGGTGGATCATATACTGGTATCGATGACAGTGCAGCAGGTAAGACCTTTATTTCTGGTGCATCTAATGATACGTTTACGCAAAATGGTACCACTAAAGGTGGGCTAGTAGGAAGTATTGTAGTTTTCACTGCAATGGCGAGTGCTAAATACCATGTAGCAGGACAGTTATTAGGATCAGGAACTATAGTAACACCATTTGCTGACGCTTAATAGGAGGTAAACTATGGCTAATACAGTCACAGGTCCAACTAACCAGTATGATTATGATAAAAAGCTTATTGTTTATTGTTCTGTTTATTCAGATGGAAGTGCAAGCAGCACCACGTTGGTTGATGTTTCTGCATTGAATACATCCACAGTAAACGGTGAGTCGTGCGCTCATGTATCTTTAAATAAAATTTGGTACACGGTAAGCGGATCACCTGATGCACC